GAACAGCAGTAAGAGGCTGACCGCCACGAGAACCATCAGGATAGCAGGTAAAACCACGAAGACGGTGAGCATAGCGAGCAAGAATATCAGCAAATCCCGCCACAATATCAGGGTTGTTAAGCTTGCCGCCCCAAGCCGGTAGATTAATTGTCGAACTAATAAACTAATCGACATAATCCTAAATATCAGCTTGGAATTTAATGCGGCGTTCGTAGTCAGCAGCCAAGTCAAGAGCGCTCTCGATTTTGTTAGGATCAGCCCCATAAAGATCAATTAGCTCCTGCGCTGCGCTGTCTACAACCATCTGGTAGTGCCACTTAGTTCCTTTTAGGTATCGCCTTTTATAAGCAACAGCAAAGATAGGCTCAATGCCAGTTGAAGTACCAGCGAGGATGCCAATAGTGCCGGTAGGTGCAATAGCACGTACAGCAACGGGACGGTTAAGACTAAGATGAGCAGCAAAAGTGGAAGCTGTTTCATCGCTAACTCCTTTGTAAATTGAAAGCCAACGATGAAGTTCTGGTGTCACTTCGTAGATGTCGCCACGTTTGATCAGCCATTCATGGACGCCCATGAGACCAAGCCCAAGGCGTCTATTCTTTTCACGAACATCGTAGACTTTATCGTAAGGTAGGTGAGCACGTTTCGTTCCACACAAGAGGAACATAGTGGCTAACTGAACAACACTACGCAGCTCAGAAACACTATCAATACGACCCAAATTAAGCGAGCCGAGGTTACACACATCGCTATCATCAAAACTTGTTATTTCGGTGCACGCATTGCGAAGTGTCTCGTTCTCCTTATCAAAGAAGTTGAAACTAAAACCCGGCTCAGCAGTACGAAGAGCTTGCTCTACGTTCTGTTTGAATACTTCACCAACATCTCCTGTCTGCCAATAATTGAGCAGCCATTTAGTGTCATAGTTCACAGAGATGTTAGTCATGTCGAGTGGAGCAGGGAAGTTGAAGTCTTGTTGCTTCACATCCCAGTACGAAGCTCCTGTAGTGCCAACAGGAAGTTTCTCCCAGTCTTTAGCTGCGAGGAACTCCTGTATGTCACCGTGTTTCCAATTCAACGAGGCGTAGATAGCAGAGCGACGTGATCCACCCTGCATTACTCTACGACCAATCTCGTTGATCATATTCATCTTAGGAATAGTACCAGAAGAAAGACCACCAGTACGTGACAAGACCTGTCCTTGTGGACGGTAGACTGAGTAGTCCACACCGATCCCACCGCCTGTCATAAGACACGACTCAGCCTTCCAACTTAGGTTAGCCCAATCCTCACGAGTATCCTCTTCTGCTTTCAGGAGGTAGCAATTGTTGAAGAACTTAGCAGTTCGTCCTGCATAGTAGATGTAGCGTCCACCGGGGATGAACTTCATGTCCTGCATGTAGTTAGTAAGCTGCGCCTTGTCAGCCTTAGTCATGTCATTACCGCAGACATCTTCGACTAAGGTTCTACATAGGTCAGCCCACGTTTCTGCATTCTCGTGAGCGTATTTCTGTTTGAAGATTGTCTCGCTAAACGAAGAGCGAAACATAGGGTTTAAGTTTGATCGGAAGGTCATATGATCTCTTAGCGGTTGTCGCCGCTACCTTGGAGAGTACCTCTCTCTTGGCGGCTGCGAAGTTTATCTAGGTTTTGTTCAGCGACATCCGACAGGTTAGTGTGTAGATCGTCAGCTAGAACAGCGACGTACCAAAGCACGTCACCAAGTTCTTTGAGAGTAGCCTCTTTATCAAGAGTACCGTCTCTGATCATCTTCTTGACCTTGCCAAGCACTTCGCCAGCTTCGTTAGCTAAACCCATTGCTGGGTAAATGACGCAAGCATTGACAGGATAGATAGCTGTTGCCCTAGCTTCCTTTTGATATTCGTTCAGGTTCATGTTCCACCAATGTTGCTTTGAGAATGCCATATAGAGAGTAAGCGAGATGAGGCGTAAGCTCGATATACTGACACTCTTCATCATCAGGATGCTCGTACTGAGATATAGTCAGTACAGAGTGCTTGTGACTAACGGTGACGTACATGTCATCGTGTTCTGCACTGTCTGACAGAACGTGATAAGTAGTGTCATCTTTTGTCTGTTCTACTGTGATCATTTTGTCAGGTCCACTTCACCTTCAAGCTGACGGATGCGAAACTCTATGTACCGCTGCGCTTTACGTAGGTCTTCCACACCGTTCTTACTCTCTGCTCTCATGCAATACTTGATTACGTTACCAAGCCAGAAAGGACAATTGTTCCTCATAATAAAGTTTATTGGCTCTATCGGCCACTTCGTGT